TAAAGAATTAGGGGTTTGGTAATGGCCTTTATACTTGCTGAAGAAACCGCGCTTAAGTCATACGTACAGGGCCTAAAAGTTGGCGACGATTTTAGCCCTAACCGTACTGTAAAGGTTTGGTTTGGATACCCAGACGTTGAAGTGCGTGAGCAAACTTTTCCTTACATAACCATTGACCTTATTGACATTGCTCCGGGCAATGAACGTCAAACTTATGGGTACCTTACAGACACAGATTACAGCGGAACCATCACCCCCACTAGCGGGGTTACTTACACCCACCCCATTGCGGTGGCCTATGACCTTGTGTTTCAGGTAACTACTTATGCTCGTCATCCGCGCCACGACATTGCTCTTATGCAGCAACTGTTTAAAAAGTTTCCTTCTAAGTATGGCTACTTAATTGTCCCTAATGACTTAGGTACAGAGAACAGTAGCCGTTCTATGTTTCTTGATGGTTTCATCAAGAGAGACACTGTTGAAGGGGAAACGGGTAACCGTCGCCTTCTCCGCAACGTCTTTACAGTCCGTGTACTTAGCGAAATGACCCCAGACGTTGCAGCCGCAGTGGTTGGAAAGCAAGTTACTACTGTCAACATAAACACTACTACATCGTCAATCCCGTCTACTTATACCCCGGTCAAATAAACGGTCTCTACCCTATAACCTAAGGAGATAAAAGAATGGCAACATACGCCCGTCCCGGGGTTTACGTCACAGAGACGCTTAACCCTGTACAACCTATTGTCGGTCCTTCCTCAACGTCTATCGGCGCTTTTATTGGCGCTAATGACCGCGGACCAAACGCTGTAACACTTGTTACTTCGTGGAGCCAATACACAAGCCTGTATGGTTCTTGGAACACCATCGCAAGCAACAGCCTTCCTTTGGCTGTTTATCTTTTCTTTGCAAATGGTGGAAGCCAGTGCTACGTGTACCGCGTTGCTGGTGCATCTTCAACAACTGCTAACAGAACCCTAAGCGACCAAGCAGGTACCCCACTTGCTACTCTTAAAGTGAGCGCTAAAAACATTGGCTCTTGGGGCAACAGCATTAACGTCAGCACTGTAGCCTCATCACTTACAGGTTACTTTAGTCTCATTGTTTATTACGGTGGCAGTTCTGCCGGTAACATCGTAGAGCAGTGGAATGACATTACAATGCTCTCTACTGACCCACGGTATGCAGTCAACGTTATCAACAACAACTCTACATGGATTGCTGTTCAAGACCTTGGCTCCGCCTCTACCGCTCCTACAAACAACCCATCAGTTGTTACCAACCAGTCTTTGAGTTCTGGTTCAGACGGCTCCGCAGTAACTTCTTCAACGATTGTTACTTACGCTCTTTCTAGCCCAAGCCCATTTGATACCGTAACTCAATCTCTTATCCTGAACATTCCCGGGTATACAGATGCCACAACTATTAACGCCGCTATTGCTTACGCTGTTGGGCGCGGAGATGTTTTTGTAGTTGTTGATGGAATTAACGATACTGCTGCTAACCAACTTAGCCTAGCCGCTACGTATACTTCAACATCACAAGCCGCTGTTTACTACCCTCAAATCACTATTGCTGACCCAACAGTCGGTGTTGGTGCCTCAACAGGTGCGGTAAAGACAGTTGGTGCTGGTGCCGCTGTAGTTGGTCTTTTTGTAAAGACAGACGCCACTCGTGGAGTGTTTAAAGCCCCTGCTGGATTGGCCGCCCGTATTACTGGCGCAGTATCAGTAACGGCTTTGAGTTCAAGTGACCTTGACACCCTTAACATCACAAACCCACCGGTCAATGCTATTAAGTATGTTCCCGGCTCAGGCATTGTCGTGTATGGTGCTCGCACCCTTAAAGCAGGTTACATAGACCGCTATGTTCCTGTACGTAGAACGCTTATCTACTTAGAAAAGGCTCTTAAAGATTTAACGGCTTACGCTGTGTTTGAGCCTAACGACCAACGCCTATGGAATAGCCTTAACGCTACCTGTAGCGCTTTCCTCACAGCCTTTTGGCAACAAGGCGGTCTATCTGGAACAACGCCATCTGCCGCGTTTTTTGTTAAGTGTGATTCAACGCTTAACCCTCAAACAGCCATTGACAACGGCTATGTAAACATTCAAGTAGGTGTTGCATTGCAACGTCCTGCTGAATACGTAGTAATCAACATCGGACAATACAGTGGCGGAACTACCGTCACCATCGCGTAAGGAGATAAGGCCAAATGCCTAGCACAACGCTTAGTACCTATAACTCAAGTCTGGCTACAGACCCTTTACGCGGGTTTCGATTTACTGCCAGTTTTCAAGCCGCATCGGCGGACATTGCTGGTGTTTTTGATAAGCGTATCAAAGACGCCTCCGCCATTAACACCCCCTCTAGTGGAGTCTCCACGGGCTGGGTTGGTGGGTTCACAAACGTAAGTGGACTTAACATTAACACCCAGTCAATCCAATACCGTGAAGGTGGCTACGCTACTACGGTCCATCAGATTCCGGGTATGACTACATTTAACCCAATTACGTTTACACGTGGGGTTCTTTATGGAAATGACCAAGCCATTACATGGATGCGTGGGTTGTTTACCGCTGCTCAAGGTTCCGGCCTTAACAGTTCAGTAATCAATAACCCAAGCAACAACCCTATTTCTCAAGGGGCCAACTTTCGTGTTGATGTAATTCTTACTGTAAACCAACACCCCAACACAAACGCTACGGCAGACATTCCAGTAATGCGCTTTAAGATTCACAATGCGTGGATTACTAATCTTGCATTTACAGACCTTGACGCTACTAACGGCGCCATTTTGTTTGAGACCATGCAGTTGGTCCATGAAGGCCTTTCAGTCTTCTTTACAGACTCAAATGGAAATCCAGTAGATGGTCTAGGACTTACCGCTTACTAATAGATAACAAGGAGAACTAATCGTGACACCAGAAGTAATTACAGATGCTGAACTTATTAACAAGTTTGCCGCACAGGCTCAGGCAGGGGCAGTAGTAGAAGCACCTACTAAAGCCCCTCCTAGCACAGAGGTTCACCTGCCCGGTGGGTTTATGTGGAACGGAGAGTTGATTAAGTCAGCCGAAGTACGAGAACTTACAGGAATAGATGAAGAGGCAATCTCTAAAGCACCTAGCCTAGGAAAGTCTATTACAACTATCTTAGAGCGCGGTTTAAAGAAACTTGGCAATAAAGATGCAACCCGTGAAGACCTAGACGCCCTTTTGTCCGGGGACCGCGACGCTATCTTTATCGGTATTCGCAGAGTTACTCTTGGAGACACTATTGGCTTCAAGACGCGGTGCGGAAACTGCGCTGAAGAACAAGACATTTCTATTGACCTTGGCGAGGACATTCCAGTTGTAGAACTAGAAGAGTCTCGCTCTTGGAAAATTGAAACTAAAAAGGGTTACGTAGAAGTTGCTTTACCTACAGGAGTCACACAACGTAAATTGCTGGACAACATGGATAAAAAGTCTGCGGAGATTAATACCTTGCTACTTGCAGGATGTGTGCTCTCTGTAAATGGAGAACCGTCTATGGGCGCTAGCACTGTTCTTAATTTTGGCATGGCTGACCGAGCCAAAATTATTGACGAGATTTTACAGAAAAACCCGGGCCCACGCCTTGGGGAGGTGACGAAGACCTGCAAGGCATGTGGAGAAAAGATTGCTCTGCCACTTGGACTTGCAGACTTGTTTCTCCTATAACGAAGCAAGGTATGCACATTTACACGATGAGTATGAGGTACTTCTAAGAAGTTGGCCGAGTTGGAACCTTACAGAAGTAAGGAACTTAACGCCACGAGAACGTACTAACTGGATAGAACGCGCTAATAGAGTTAGGAGGTAGAGATGGACGACAGCAAAGTTGCCCTAGGACTTGGTGGCATGTCTACTACCGTTACTAACATAATTAATGACATCTACAAACTTGCTGGTGTTGTAGAGAACACTCTCCTACCTAAAATTCAAGCCGCTAGCCGCGCCATGGGCGGCATGTCTGCTGGTATGAATGGCGGAGGTGGCGGTAACGGCGGTGACACTAGAACGGGCAGTTCTCCCGGCAACTTCGTCAATAAGATTGCTCAATCTCCTGCTACACCTATAGTTTCTGGAATAGCCGCGGCCGCTATGAACGCTATGCCCGGAGTTCCTACTGCGGTAGTACAAGACCTTCTTACTCAACGCTCTTCTTTTTATGGGCAAGGCGGGCTTAACGGCGCTGGAGGTGTTCGCTCTTTACAGAAGAGTTTGGCGCATAACGGTACTGCCCTTAACAACATGGACTCTACCAACGCCTTAATTGCGGCTCAAGCATCTGGCCTTAGTGGGGTAAGTAATTTTAATCAGGTTATGCAAGGGGCCGCACAAGCCTCTAACTTTACGCCGGGTATAGGACTTACTGCGGCTACGCAAGCCATTGGCAATACTCTTAACTCTGCCAATACAGTAAACCTTGCCCGCACTATCGGCATTAACATACGGCAACCAGATGGCTCAATGCTTACCCTTCCGCAAATGGTTGACCAAATCTGGAACTACTTAAAGAAAACAAGCCCCGGCGTTCTTGACAAAAAGGACATGCAGTTTTCTTTGCAGCCCGGTTATGGAATTTACAACATGCTGAATGGCCTTTTTAATGGCGACCCAATGATGATTAAGATGGTTGGGGATGAGTTGTTAGCCAAAGCAACTTTTGGTGGCGCCCCTCTCAGTTCTATTACTAAAGCGCAGATGGTATCTG